TCGTTTAATATTTTATTATAAATACCATTGTTGTATAAGGCGGTAATATTGAAAATGGCGCTGCATTTCCATATGCGGAACTTGTTGTTCCTAAACTATGATAGTGATTTGCACTTTGATTTGATGTGTTAATATATGCATCGTTATTACCCCACATTCCGTAACTAATACCGTCCTGTTGACCCTGAAATAAGTTACTGTTTGATTGATAACGTGAAGTAAAATAATGCGAGTGATTTTGATTAATATTATCAGTTGTTCCACTATGAGTATGTGCGGGTAAATTATTGTTATCTAAAGTAACATTTGCAGACCCACCATTTGAATTTAATAGATTCGGTAAATTTGATGAAGAACCATAAGCAAATCTATTTAAAAAATTTGGTATATTAAATGTTGTTGAACCATCACCTACACCATATACTGTGCCTATTGCATTAAATAAATTTACATATGTTGTTCTACTTACAGCCGCCCCATCACATAATAACCAACCATTTAACCCAGTAGATACATTTAAATTTCCAGCATAATTTATTATGGCACCATATGGATAATCTTGTGAAACGTTATTTATATTAAAATAACTCATCATAATTTATAATAAAAAATAAATTAATACTTTATAACGTAATTCATAGTTACATATGGCGGAATAATTTCAATAGCAATACCTCCACCAACACTAGCTGTTGTATAATTATGCGAATGGTCACTTGATCTATCACTAGTATTTATTGGAGCATACTCTCCTGATCCCCAATTACCAAATACTTGATTTCCGGGGGCGTTTGGATTACCGTTATGTTGCGCTTTATTTGGGAATGAATGATAATGGTCACGATCGTTATTTGCAGTATTACCAGTATGTGTATGCGCTGGAAAATTATTTGCTAAAATAGTATAACTAGAGCGACCACCAGTTGTTCCGTAATCAGTTCCGCTACTTCCGCCACAAACAAACATGTTCTTTAAATTTGGAACATTAAAATATGTTGACCCATAACCTGTTCCATACGTTGTTCCTATAATAGAAAATAAATTTCCATATGCAGTTTTACTATATGCCGCCCCATCGCACAATAACCAACCAGCCAAACTTGTTGAACTACTCATTGAACCCGCATAACACATTATACTTCCAGCTGGTTGGCCGGCTTTTGGAATATTATTATAAGTAAAATAATTAGACATTCTTAATTATATTACAAATAAAAAAAAATATATTGTATTTTACGCCAATCCTAGATATTAAATTTATCATCTTCGACTAGAAACTTTAATGAGAATTTTACAAAGTTAATATTTAATTATAAAAGTTATCATTGTATAAGCAGGTAAAATGCTAAATGGTTTTGTTGAACCAGTTGAATCTGTTGTAAAATTGTGGTAATGTCCCTGCGACACGTTACCTGAATTTATATTATAAGGTCCCTCCCTCCCCCAAGCGCCATAATTCTGAGTACCGCCTTCAAATAAATAGCCTGCTACAAATTGTCTATTTGTAAAAGAATGAGTGTGTCCCTGAGATTCGCCTCCCGTAGTTCCACCATGATTATGTGATGGTATGTTAGCAACAGCTAACGTTACAATATTATTCCCACCAGATATTCCGTATGACGTAGACGATGATGCACCGTATATAAATTTGTTTGTTAAATTTGGAACATTAAATATGGTTGACCCATAATCTGTTCCGTACGATGTTCCATACGTTGTTCCTATTACAGAAAATAAATTACCATACGCAGTTTTACTATAAGCCGATCCATCGCAAATTAACCAGCCAGGCAAAATAGTATTTGTTATCGTTCCTTGATAAAAAAATCCTGTTCCGTTCGTATATGTTGTTCCGTTTCTAGCAAAAGAGAATTGAAGTCCTCCGCCTCCACCAGAGTTTCCAGATAATATTCGAATTGGATAATAGTTTCCAGAAACCAAACTTACGGTTGCGCTAACTGGTGTCATTCCGTGTCCTAGTCCATTATTTATAAAACAATTATCTGGAGTATATCCTGCAAGTGCATTTGGTCCTATCCACATATATGAACCATCATCGGATACTAAAGTAAATGTCCAGGTGCCAGTATAATCACATTTTATATAACCAGTTAAAACAACTGTAAATGGTGCTACATTTGTGTTATCGTAAGTAACACCATTTACTACTTGAGTTCCAGATAAAGCAATATATCCACCTGTTGCAGTATTTATATTTAAAGTGTTTACTGTTGTGCCGCTACTTGAAATAGTTGCTGTATATGCAGGTTGTTCATTATGATAACTACTATATACGACATAATTAAGAACATTTGTAGTTGGAGTAAATGTTCCAACTGAACCTGCATACATTGCTACACTACCAATAGCGGGCAATATAGAAACATTATTAAATAAAAAACTCATTATATTGTAATTATTTAAAATTTTTTATACCTTTTCACGCATAAATCGACAAAAACTTTAACAGATCGTATTTTCAATACCGTAAATACAATTATTATTTTACCCTATTAAATACATCTCTCTATCAATCCCTAGATACATGTATTTCAAACAACTGCTGCCGATTATGTTTCTGTTCTCTAAAACGTTGGCATTTCAATCTTTGAATTTCTGTCGGGGGCGACCATCTGGCATCGTGATGCGTCTTAAAAAAACGATGTCGAATAGCTTCGATCCTGATATGTCTAGCGGTTCTCGCAAATCTCGCACTAAGTCGCTGGTCCCTCTCTATAAGCCTCGCTCGGATAACCAACGCCAATATGTAGCACATCTTGGTGATGAGGGTGTCCCTATTGTCCTCGGCATTGGTGCTGCTGGTTGTGGTAAAACACTATTTGCATGTGTTACTGCGATTGATGGCCTGAAGCGTGGCCTATTTCAAAAGATTGTATTGACTCGACCTGTTGTTCCCGTCGAAGAGGAAGAACTCGGGTTTTTACCAGGTACTCTCGTTAAAAAGATGGACCCTTGGACACGGCCCTTGATGGATATCTTTCTAGAGCATTATCCACAGCATGAGATTGATTTTATGATTGGCTCGGGAGTTATTGAAATCTCACCATTAGCATATATGCGTGGCAGAACATTTAAGCGTTCCTTTATTATTGCGGATGAAATGCAAAACTCTAGCCCGGGGCAAATGCTTATGTTGACAACTCGTATTGGTGAAGGCTCAAAAATGGTTATTACTGGTGACTTGAAGCAATCTGATCGGTGTGCGGATAATGGCCTACTTGATATTATGGAGAAGATTCGTGCTCACCGTAAAATTAATGGATGTGACGTGAGTTGTAACGTTGGTATTGAAATGGTTGAAATGAATAAGGGCGATATTGAACGTAGCCCGATTGTATCAAAGATCTTGGAGATTTATAATCCTAAGCCTCTGGTAAAGAATGTTGTGAAAGATTTGGTGGTTGTAAAAGACTTGGATACAGATAGTAATGTGGACGTCACCTATTCCGAAACTGATTTTTCATCTGTCGAAGATGATCATGTTTGTACAGATAGCCAAGATGACCTTTGTAACGAGTGCTCTTTAGATGATGAACGTAAAACTGGTGATGCTGGTGATGCTGCCCTTATTCCTGTTCAGCATCTTTCAAAACGGGGTCCAATGTAATTATGTCTTGCGTTCTTATTTTGTCTTGTTAATATATATTGGATGTCCCAAGGCGATTATATTAAATTTAAAAAAACTGCTACGAAATTGGCGGTTGATAATCGTTCGGTCATGAACAAGGAGTCCCCTGTGTTTGATGCGGGAGACTATTTAGACTTTAAGCAATTTAATATTGAGAACACCGTCGTAGATACGAATGTTACCTATAACTATATTAAGTCCGCTGATCGACAAATTGTATTTAACATGGATAAAGTCGTATCTTCTTGTCCTAAGTTTATTGTGTGCACCAAAACGAATACTCGGCCTAATCGTGTTCCTATGTCTGCGTCTTATTTTACACCTACCCCACAGCCATTAAATTGGTTAAAAGAAAATGCGTTGAATAATAAGCGGTTTACGAAATGCGGCTGCAATACGCATTTGTACAAAAACTAAATGAAAATGAAAATGAAAATATAATATTAGCAGGTTTGTTATTATTATATTAGGGTTGGTCTGGGTCTGTTTGTTGTCTAGGCCGCCTTGGATTTCTACGTAGACTCGTTTTGTTACCTACATAAATCATTGATTGTAAAAGTCTCAGAGCATAGTTTTGATAGTATCTATGAAACTCCTGTGTCTTGGGTATCGCATTACGTATCGTATCAAATAGTTCCGTGATTTGTTTTATTGCGTCTTGTTTTTTAGAATAGGATAAATAAAAGGGCTTGATATTTGTGATACATGAACGACGGTCTGGTTGTCTCAAATCATATTCAAATACTGTTTGTCTATATGTGCCATTGATGTGGTGTAAATATTTCTTTAGGTTCTCGCTTGTTATTTTTTCTAAGGTTTTTGGGTAGGTCGGGTATCGGGCTAGCAGCAATGTGATTTTGGTTTCTGGCATCAGAAATTCGTGGATGTATCGGATGATATCTTCTGGCAGTTTATCGAATCTTGCTACGTCGAGATCTTTTGTGCGTTGTTCTAATTGCCTTAGTCTGATGAGTTTACACATCTGCACATCGCATTTCTTTTTTATATTACGACGCAAGAGATCGATGTAGTCTTTGGTTTTCTTTATCCATTCTTCGATCTCTTGTGTGGGGTGGTTATAATAATACCCCATCTCAATATTTGGTACCAATGCTCGCATGTTGATATGTATCAGATCATGGAACGTCGATTTATAAGCATAGTTAGTTTCTGTAAGATCCGTATTTCTTGGATATCGTATCGGCTCTTTGGGTATAGGATAGTGTTGGAGTTCTAGGAATGTATTTTTACAGTTTTTATCTGTTGCACTGATTGTGGTTTTTGTTTGCGTCTTTTCACGGTCCATTTTCTTTATACATAAAAAAACAAGATCTATTTATTCGATTTTTCTATTTATGTTTTGACTATTATACGATTGTCTTTCTCATGATATTCTTCCACGCATTGATTCGTTTTATCGCATTAATATGTAACGGCAGATAATTGTGCTGCGCATACTCTGTAACAAAAAGATTGTCTTGATTATGTTGCAATACACGCCGATAAAATAGCTCATGTGCATCATTAAATGCATCCAAGATTTTGATTTCGTTGGCCTTGTCTTGATATTTGGGATCCGTCTCTTGTAAGTGTATATTATAAAGCATGCACCGATCAAAATCATAGGCGCTCATAAGGTCCGCTTCCCTCACAACATGATACGCATGTTGATACTCGTGGAGCTCTGGGAATCCCACCTTCTTTACTTTTGAATACGACATTGTATTTATGATGCGCTTTGTGATATCGAGCTCGTCTTTTGTTAGTTTGTCTTGAAGGAAATTGTTGATGTTCTTTAGACCCACCTCTTCATTCATATACTTTTTGTCACACATATCATGAATAATCGCAGATACATAAATGACCTTTTCCTGACGTTCTAGGATCGGATGCTTGACTTTTTCTGCCTCATAAATATCGTGGGCAAAATGCAAAACATTCATACTATGTGATAATCCATGTGATTCATCGATGTTATGTTTCTTGGAAGTTAGCATCACAAAGTGGAATAGTTTGGTGATTAGTGACATGTCAATGATTTAATGGGGGTGGGGGGCGAGTGTCTTTGGTTTAGTTTGGTTTTCGTTTTCTTTGTGTTATTCAATTTTTTGTTGGCAAAAAAATTGAATATTGAGAACGTTTTTATAAGATATTTATCGATCAAAGTTATGAAGTATCTAGTTGTGTGTTTTATGGTTTCGATTCTTTTTGTTAATAGTTATATTCCACCTATATCCCCAGTTCGACTAATTGTTTCTGCTGAGGCTTTTGGTAGTTCTTTAATTGAGAACTTTTATCGAGAAATTCCTGAAAATATTATTTTGACCTCTATGTTTAAGACTCGTTTTCATCCTGAACTTGATATTCTATATCTTGGTCTTATTGGCCTATCTATGTACTCTCGGCTTAAGAATTTGGAGGATCCATCTGGAAGTCGCTGGTTGTCAATTCCTATGTATTCTAAAATTCATAAGACGACAAATATGATTGTTTTGATATTGATGTTGGTATTTACTAAAAATATTGAGAATGCAATTTGATCATGCTATTTGATCATGAATTATTGTTTGGGTGCGTCTGTTTTTGTTTTACTATTTATGATTCTTATGTAAAAGATTATATGATTTTTTGTATTTGTCTATGTGTTTATAATAATGAAGAAGGACTTCCCTATGTTCTCAAAAACGTAGAAAAAATATGCTCCGTGTATGCATGTGTGGTTCTTGTTTTTTATGATAAGTCGTCGGATCGGTCATTAGAAATACTGTCGGAATGGTCTCAGAGACTTCCTATGCGTGTTATTATAAACCCACGTCGTATGTATAAACAAAAAGTGGAGAACATTTGCTATGCTCGAAATTGTCTATTGGATATTTTTCGGTCCGATTATTCTGATGTGCCTTATTTTATTATGATGGATTCTAATAACTATTCCTGCGTCGGGGATATAAATATGGATGTTTTGGATGGGGTCATGAGTCGGTCCGATTGGGATGCGATCTCTTTTGATCGGGAAGCTGGTTATTATGATTTTTGGGCGCTTTCTTACTATCCTTTTTTATATAGCTTCTTCCATTTTACGGATTATAAAGTTGTTTTGGGGATGATGCAAGAGGATTTTTCATCTATATTAGAGAACCAAAAACAAAAAAACAATAGTTGTAGTAGTAATCGTGATGATTTGATCGTGGTTTGTAGTGCTTTTAATGGGTTCTCTATTTATCGGGCAGGGGTTTTTATGAATTGCTCGTATGATACAACTATTGATTTGGTTTGGTTTTCTCAGCGGTTTTTGGATGCCCAACAACGAATTACTGGTCAGTCTATTATTAAATTTAAAAGGTGTGATTGCGAACATCGGAAATTTCATTTGGAAGCGATTCGAAAAAATAATGCTCGTATTCGGATTTCTGTGAAATCCCTTTTTAAGGCAGTAGGGTCGGATGTGTCGTTGAATTTTGTTGGACCTGCTTAACATATTGAGCTTAGCTTGTATACCATTTCGCCTTTTCACTCAAATGATAAAAGGTGTAAAAAATTGATCCGCACCGTTTATTGGTTGCTTTTAATATATTGATTTATTAAAAACCATGCCGGATTGTCAGATCTGTTGCGAAAAACTAAATCTTAGCACCCGAAAATGCATTGCCTGTCCCTACTGCGAATTTTCGGCATGTCGTAGTTGTTGCGAAACCTATATTTTAGGTGAATCGACGATTCGATGCATGAGCCCTGCATGCGGTCGTGAGTGGACTCGACAGTTTATTTCTTCTGTCTTTACTGGCGTGTTTCTGAATGGGCCACTAAAAGCCCGACGTGAACAACTGCTTTTTGATAACGAGAGGGCGCTTCTTCCTGCGACTCAGCCTCTTGTTGAGCGTGCAATTCAGATAGAACATGGTAACAGGGAGATAGCGGCTTTGGCTGAGCGTATTCGTGCCCTTCAGATTGAGTCTAGGACGCTACAAACAAACATATATCGACTGCAACATGGTCAAGACGTCCAACAAACTACTCGTGTGGAATTTGTGCGTGCATGTACTGCGAATGGTTGTCGTGGGTTCCTTAGTACGCAATGGAAGTGCGGTATTTGTGAACAATGGGCTTGTCCGACTTGTCATGTGATTAAGGGCGCTACTCGTGATGCTGAGCATACATGTAATCCCGATGATGTGGCAACGGCTGCACTTTTGGCGAATGATACTCGGCCTTGTCCTAGCTGTCATATTGGGATATTTAAGATCGATGGTTGTGACCAAATGTGGTGCACGCAATGTCATACTGCGTTTAATTGGCGCACGGGGAGGATTGAACAAGTCGTCCATAACCCCCATTATTTTGAGTGGTTGCGGCGTAACGGTAACCAGGTACCTCGAGCTGCGGGAGATAATCCTTGCCAACAGAATGAATTGAATCACCGGTCTTATATTGGTGTTCAAGAGATTCTTCGTGGCCGGCATCGAGAGCATCCTGACTCGAAAAATTTGGAGGAGCGACTAAGTCGTATGATTCGAAATATTATTCATATGCGTTATGTCATTATGAATACGTATACTGCACAGAATAGGGTTGTTCGTAATGAACGACTTCGTATCCAATATATGCGGAATCATATTACGGAGGAACATTTTAAGACGACCTTGCAGCGTGAGGAGAAAAAAGAAGAGAAAAAGCGTGAAATTCGGAATGTTATGGATATTTTATATACGACTTGTACGGATATTGTTCTGCGGTTTATGGCGCATTTGCGTGAATGTGAATGTGGGCAATGGCAACCTACTATTTTGGGTGAGATAGAACCTATTGTTAATTATGCGAATGAATGTTTTCGTGAGGTGAGTCGTGTTTATAAATCAAAATTG